AAAAAAGCCCTTACACCTCTATAACAGAGATATAAAGGCTTTATATTATGCTGTTTTAGTCAGTGCTCCAACTCCTTCAAAAGAAGCTGTAAATGTTGCATTATCTCCATTCGGTGCGTTAAGTTCCAGACTGGTAATTACTACTTTCCCTTTATATTGTCCAGTGGTTACAGGTGTCCATCCACCTTCAGGAACTTCATCTTTCTTTGCTGCATATTCTTTTTCTAAGCTGAAAACTACACTTAATTCTTTTCTTTCTGTCATAGCAGTAAAAAGATCATCATAAGTAGAACCTTCACCATCTAAAGAGTAAAGATTTTCTGTACTCATAGTCCAACTTAGCTTTCTAGGTGCTTTAGACACCCATTTTCCACCAGTATCTTTAGAACTTGTTTCAACTGTTTCAGCAGAAATTGATAAACTGTGACTAGTTGCAAATGCTATTGATTTAAATGCTGTTCCTTCTCCAGTAGAATCAATGAATAACATCAAATCACTACCGTTAATCGGCTTTCCCATAGTTATTTTGTTATTATTAAATTAAAACTTAATGTCTGTACGTAAGCATCATCTATAAAATCTTCATCAGCAGATTCCAGTTTGATGCTTTCTATATCAGCAAATCTTTTATCTTCCAGAATATCCCTTACCATACTGGCTATATCAACGGATTCAGAATAATCATCAGACACACATATAATGTCAATTATTACTTCATCCTTGAAATGGAAGTCCTTAGTATAGTCTGGAATAATATTACTTCTCTTATATACTATAAATGGATATGTAGTTTCCTTTTCTACTATAATAGGGTAGATCTTACTGCCTACTACCCCAGTAAGAGAATCATTACCATTTAAAAGAGAATAGATTTCTTTACCTACCTTTAAACTGTCCATTTACCCTTAGTATAGATTTGGTTATTATGTCATTCATACTATTACTGATTTCTGATTCTTTGGCTTCTCTGGCTTTTTTAAAGAAATAAGAGGCTTTTATACTACCTGTAGATGGTCTGCCCTTAGTCCGTTTCTTGTAACGTGTCTTAGTTCCCATTTCAAAGAACTTTAATCTAAAGTCTCCCATAATATGTACTTTACCCTCTGTGGCTTCCTTATTGACCTTAGATTTGATTCCAGAAGAAAAGGTTTTTCCGTTCCACCTGTTTCTGGCATTGGGATTCTTTACTACCTTCCTGAAATTTTTTCTGGTTTCTCTAACCAATATGCCTGTAGCTTTTCTAAGTGCAGTCCTATGTGCTTTCTTCTGTCTCTTGCTATCCAGTGCAGCAAACATCTGTAGGACTTGCCTTGCATCCACATTATTCATTTATCAGTTCTCCAATAATAGTAATAGATTGTTTTGTCCTATCTTCGTTATTATCCTCTATGGACAGGATTCTGTAAGTTTTGCCCTTCCAAAGAATCCTCATAAATTCATCTATGTTATGATACCTTCTTACAGTAAATGTTACTGTATAGGTGTTAATGATTTCATTGTTTTCTGTAACCCTGTTACCTGAATTGAACCTTACATTTGCCCTTGTTGATATGCAATCAATCCAATCTGTTTCTTCCTGTCCGTATTGGTTCTTTGTAATGGTTGCCTTTCTAAAGGTTACAGGATCGGTTAATAGTCCTGCCCTCATTACTTTGTGGAATAGTTTTTATATAAGGAAATTAGGTAATCAAAAGTGTAAGGCACTTTATTTACAGCAGTATAGGCTACAGGTTCTCTGTTAGCGTATAAGTTACCAACTAATAAAAGTATAGCAGCTTTTACAGCAGGCGGTAATTCACCACCTACTGTAATGCTGTCCAATGGAATATTTATATTAATTGAAACAGCATCTTCTGCTATATCTATTAAAGCTAGTATGTATTCATCATCATCTTTAAATGAATTATCAACCAACAGATGTTTCTTTGCTTCACATAAAGTTACATACATAGCTTATTCATAAGTTAAGGTTACGCTTTCAACACTTTCTTTACGAAAGAATCAGCACGTCTGGGTTTGGCATCAAAGTAAGCATTGATAACCAGTCTTACTTTACCGTTAGCTGCCTGTGTATATGGATCTACAGTCAAGTCGATACCTCCCCATTGTCCAATAACCAGATCACTGAAGTTACCGTAAACAATACCTTTTCCAGCTACAGCAGATGTACAAAGGACTGGATAACCGTTTACCTCATTACCTTCCATAATGAAAGAATTTTGATTCTTTGCTGTAGACTTTAATACTGCCTTGGCAGATGGAGATACGATAAACTTAATATCACCTCTTACATTCTTTTCGCCTAATGTAGCTTCCATATTTACAAAGTCGGCATAAGTTACAGCAGCAGTGTCAGCAGTTACACCATTTAACAAACCAGCAGGTTGTGTAGCAGAACCAGCAGCATTACCTAAAATAGTAGCTTCCAGTTTATTTGAAATAGCAGCAACAATATCTCTTTTCAACATTTCTTCTGCACTGTTGGAATCCTGAATAAGGAACTGTTTTGAAACATCAATATAAGCAGTAAGGCGTTTAGGCTCTAAGTTTACTTCACTGAATTTACCTGCGCCATCAGTAGCAGCAGCAACTTCACCAGCCCAACCTACATTAGATCCAGAATAAACTGGAATAGATACATTTCCAATTAAGCCAGTCATATAAGAAGCACCAGCCTGTACTAATACTAAATTGGCTCTTAGAGGTTCTAGGATTCCTAATTTATCCTCTGCAACATTTTCCTGTCCAGCAGTTGCAACAGTAGCCTGAATATTTGCTCTTTCCTCGATAGGCAATACAATTTGTCCAGCATAAGATTGTCCAGCCTTTCTCATTTCATTCTGACCAGCTGTTACTACTTCTAAGGCTCTTTCATCTAATTGTCTGTTATTAGCTACATCATTGATAGCTTTAAGCAATGAAAATTTTTCCATAGTCTTTTTATTGATTTGTGGTTTGTAATTTCTTTTATTCTCTTCTTCTATACCTTTTATCTGGCTGTCAATACTTGCAATCTCTTTCTTTAGATGGTTTAACTCTGTAGCTTCTCCATCATTCAACTTTCTAATTTCCTTTTCAGCATTGGTAATCAATTCCTCTGCCTTCTTTCTTAATTGTTCCTTTTGGTCTATCAAAGTCAAAGTGTCCATTATAGTCCTTCTCTAAGGTTTTGATAATATTCCTTTAATTCCTCTGTGTTCAGTTCCTGCATCTTTCTACAGGCTACGCTGGTATCTGGATAGGCTTCTTTGTACACAGGGGAAACATCAAATAATTCTTTGAATTTGGTGATTCGTCTTAGATATTTACCGTCTGCTCTCTTTTCCCATTTGTCACTATCAATGGTAAAGGCAAAAGAAGAAGTAGTAATATCACCTCTTTTAAGCCCTTCCAGCAATTCATTCCCCAGTGCGGTATCTGGTGCTTCAAATCTGTACTTCAATCCTGTTTCATCTACAAGTAAAGATAGAGAACCAACACCAAATTTACTTCTGGCTAATACCCCTTTATCTTCATTATGATTTAACAGGCATAATATATCTGATTTCTCAATCACACCATCTAAAGAAGAAGGATCTATTATTTCAATGAATCCACCTAGATCTCTGGATTCTTTATCGAATACCAAAGCATATCCTTCTACCGTTCTGGATTCAGATCTTAATTCATAGTTACAGTTTCGTTGTTCTTTCATAGCTTAGTCAATTTTAGTTCAAATATCTGTCCATTCCTGTGTTGGCATCATTTCATCTATTTCTTTCCTGCTATAAGTTTCTTCTTTGGTATAATAATTACTTAAATCGGCTTCACCACTAGTAATGGCATCTAATTTTTTATCTATTTCTGCCTTCTTATAGTAATTAGCACCTAGATAACTCATTGTAACCCTACTTTTAAGATCTTCCTTAGTAGCCAAACCTGTAACATCAGGAATTTCAGACTTATTAGCCTTAACAGATTCCAAATTGGCTATATCTTCATTTACTTGTGTAAGGTCTGGAATTGATTCTTTAATACCTGTCAGTTCCTCCTGTAAATCCTTTTGTTGGGTAATATCACCTATAATAGTACCCCAAACAGGTACTACAGTCCCACCAGAACCAACTACTACATTAGCCCTGTCCAATTCCAATTCATATTTATTGTTATTGGTTATTTCTACTTTATACATAAGCATTTAGATTTTAAGTATAAATTAGTCTGTCCTTTTATTACTTCATCATAGAAGCCATCTTTAAAATTACTATTGGTAACTCTGATATGGTACACATAACTTAGTACTCCATCTTCCAGCTTTTCTAAATCCAAAGCATTCAAAGCAATGTAATCAGTATCTTCTTCTGCTATGATTCCAGTATATTTACCAGCAGAATAACTACCTTCTATATATGTATCAGGATCAGTAGTAAAGAACCTTATAGTAAACTCATTAGTAGTACTTATTCTATAGGGTGTACCTTCTGCATCCTTCAATGACAATGCAACCATTATATCACTGCCTTTATATATTTTCTGTATCATTCTTTATAGCATTATTAGAAGGTAAATTATTAACTGCATTATCTAAAGTCATTACATTTACTTGTACAAATGACTTATCCCCATTTTCCAAAGGTTCTAAATCCAATTGCTTTCTTATTTCATTAGGACTGACTACACCAATATTAAACAAGGTCTGGTAATATGTAGCTAAACTGGCTTTATCTGCCCTAAGTAATACAGACGTATCGAATCTTACATCTATGCTGTTCTTTTCAGAAGGTTTGTATAGTTTACGTTCAAACTCCAGTTCTATTTTCTCTAATAAAGGTGATAACGTATCAGTAAGGAAAGCTAATTGAGTTGCTTCTACCGTACTGTAGCTGGATTTACTAAGGTCAAATGCCTTTACTGGTGATACTCCAAAGAACCTACAAATGTCAATTACATTAAATTGTCTGGTTTCTAATAATTGTGCATCACTAGGACTGACTGTAATTGGTTGGAAGTCCATATTTCCCTGTAATACGGCTACACCATTTGGCGTACCAGTCATAGGGCTGAATGTACTTTGCCAACTTTCCTTAATATCCAATTGCTGTTTTGGCGTTAAGCTGGATTGTACTTTGATAATTCCAGCCAGATTTGCACCGCCTTTAAAGAACCCCTCTGCGTGTGCTTCACTGTCTGTAGCCAGTCCCAAAGTATTTCTGGCGTGTTGTAATGTACTGATTCCCGTAATGCCATCATAGCTGAAATTCAGTATATGAATCATATTAACAGGTTCTACCAGTTGTTTAATGCCAGTAACATTATACATTATCTTGTTCTTTAAAGGATCAACTTTTGATATAGTGACCAATTCAGAAGGAATCAGCTTCAAACTTACTGCATCACCTTTGGCATCTCTTTCAATTAAGGCGTAACCATTACCATTTAAAAGGACAGAGGTAATCAATGTTTTCATAAAAGTAAACCTGCTCATCTGGCTGTTTGGCTCTTTATTCAGCAGGTAGTAAGTGGGATGTTCCAGATACTTTCTTTTATATCCGTCCTTGTCAATCTTATATGGCTCTAATGGTAATTGTGCCACTGAATCACCAATTACATCTACACACCTGTAGACAGTGGAAAGAAGCATAGATTTATCAGTCCTGTAGCTGGAATTTGTATTATATACCAGACTATTAAGTCCATAAGGTGTATAGCTTCTTTCTTCTTGTGGCTCTTTCTTTTTAAATAAATCAAAAAATCCCATCAATTAAGGTTTTATATTGTAAATATCGTATTGGTATAATGTGGTGTCAGCAGATAACCGCCTAATGCCTGTATCATAGCAATCACACCATCAATTTTCTTTTTATCCTGTGATTTTACCGGCTTTACATTGCCACAATAGTCAGATTTCAGAACTACATTCCTAAAGCAATTTCTAGTAATGTCGTTATTGTCTATTACTGCTTTTCCTGACAATATAAGCCTTTCCAGTTCTTTGGTAGGTCTGTTGAAATTGCCTAAAGTCTGTGAATATTCTTCTAAGGGCAAACCTTGTTCAGTTGCATTAATTGCCCATTGTGTAGCATTGAA